GGCAGGATGCTACGCATCCAACCGCTACCTTGCGCAAGCCATAGGTGTGAAGCCCCGGCAGGTCAGAAACCTAATCAGCAAACTAGAAGAATTTGGTTATGTCACCCGGACTAAAAAGGCATCTAAGGTATCATGGAAAATGTCTGAAAGGATTATTCAAACGGTGACTTCAAATGCCCTAGCAAAAGCACAGGTAGGTGTGGCAATGGATTGCCATGGGGGTAGGCAACAGATTGCCACCAATAGTAAACTTGATAATCATAAACCCCTTAATCCCCTTGGAAGGGTAAGAAGGAATAAAGTTAAATTAGAAAAGGGGGATTATTCCAATGGCTTCTGAACGATGCCCCGGATGTGGTGGGTTCTTAGCTGAAGGGCTTGAACAATGCCTGCCATGCAAAGCTTCAGAAAGGGATAAAAAAGAAAGGGCTAAGGAAGCAGCTGACAAACGCATTGCAGACAAAGCCAAGGCCATTGAATCAACCATTGGTGCATTCCCTGAGGTAATCAGGGAAACAGACCTAGCACAGTTGGATGAGAAGCTAAGGAAGGTCATTGAAGATTATAACCCATCAATCCGGGAATCATGGGTTCTGTTTGGTGCAACAAGGGTAGGTAAAACTAGAACAGCATTCATGTTGGCAAAGAAGTATTCTGAACACATGGGTTTGCCTTGCACATTCCTGACCATGCGAAAGTTTGAAGCCACCATTGAACAATCATTCAGGGACAAACGCCATTCAGATGCATTGGACAAATTGGTTTCTGTTCCGTTTTTAATCATTGATGACTTTGGAAAGGAAAGATTAACTGAGCGCCTAGCAGTTGACCTATTCGCCATCATTGATGAAAGAACCGCAGACCGCAGACCAACAATTATAACAACCAATCTAACAGGTGACTTACTTGAATCTAAATTTGCAGCTATTGAACCTAACTTGGCAGCTGCTTTGGTTGCAAGGATTAGGGAATTCTTTAGGCGGGTAGCAATCTTCTGAACAACACCAACATGAAAAGAACACCATTAAAAAAGGTAAGTAAGAAAAGAGGCAGGCAGTTATCAGCTTATTCAAAGCTGCGCAAAGAATACATGACTGCCAACCCTGTCTGTGAAATGTGCCACAAGGCTAAGGCAACAGACATTCACCACAAGGCAGGCAGGGTTCAGGAAATGCTTAATGAAGTAATCCATTGGGCTTCTGTGTGCCGGGACTGCCACAACTACATTCATCAACATCCAAACTTTGCCCGGGATAACGGGTGGTTAATCTAATGGCTAGAATCTTAATTGCTTGCGAATGTTCAGGAGCAGTCAGGGATGCGTTCACAAGACATGGACATTATGCCATGAGCTGTGACCTTCAGGATTCTGACACACCGGGCAATCACTACATTGGTGATGTGATGGACATTATAAATGATGGTTGGGATTTGATAATTGCCCACCCTCCATGCACCTATCTTTCAAAGGCAGGCGCAAGGTGGCTTTACAAAGGTGGCAAACTTAATGAAGAAAGAATGAAACAAGGTTTAGCCGGAAAAGAGTTTTGGCAGGCCATGATGGATGCTAAGTGTGAAAGGATAGCTGTTGAAAATCCTACCCCATTAAAAATCTTCAACCTTCCACCACACACACAAGTGATTCAGCCATTTCAATTTGGTCATCCCTATTCCAAAAGAACACTTTTGTGGTTAAAGAACCTTCCAATTCTTGTTCCAACAAATGTCATAGATAACTACACACCATTTCTGCCATCAAACACAGGTGGCAAAAAGCGTGGGCAGTCCTATTCAGTTGGAATTAGTAAAAATGCAAAGCAATCATCTAACACATTTCATGGTGTTGCTGAAGCAATGGCTGAACAATGGGGGAAGCTGTTATGATGTTCCCTAAGCCTAGACCTGTTCCAACTTCTCATGATGGCCCACTACGGTGGCTTGTGCCTTCATCATCCAATCCGGGTGAATCACACATGGTTGAATTGAATGCTTATGGGGTCAACGGAAGATGCAGTTGCAATGACTTCACTTGCAGACATGAACCAATGCTAAGGTCTAACCCGGTGTTAGGTGGTGTGGACAAGACCCGGTGCAAACACATCAGATTGGTTAGGCAACATTTCCTAGACACCCTGATTAAAGAATTGGCGCAAGGCACATTGGCTTTGCTGTTCGTCTTTGGTTCATGGGGACGATTGAACGCAACCCCAACAGATGCGTTCCTAGATTCCCTAGCATGGGCTGAATCAAGAAATGATAACCAAGCCCTAGGTGATTACAGCTTTGGGCAACCGCAGGCAAGGGGTGCTTACCAACAGCATTTAGGGGCTTGGTTGGATGCAGACTCTGTAAGGCAGGCTAAAGGGCTTCCTAGGGCAAGCTGGATAGGTGGAAGTCTATGTCCTGTGATTAGCCGGGGCTATGCCCTGACCTATTTGGAGACTTTGGAGCGCAGAATAAAGGCTTTAGGGCTTCAGCCTACACCTGAAAGGCTATGGCTTGCATGGTCTATGGGCTTTGCCGGGGCTAAACGCATTGGGTTTACAGCTGCCAAAGCACCCGAATCAAAACGCAAAGGTCTGCAAAGGCTTTTGAGTAAGCTAGGCAACCTTCCTGCAACTTTATGATTAACCAAAGTGAACAAACCGTTAGCCGGACAGAAGCCCTTGAAATCGAAAACAGGTGGTTGCGCCACAACTTGTGGATGCTAGCGCACACAGTAAAGATTCAGGCTGAAGCAAACCTAGCAGGCACAATTTCCGCAGAAGAAGGTTTGGCAAATTCCTATAAAATAACCGTTGCCATTTCCGAACAAACAGGAAGCATTTGACTTGAACCAACACACAACATGAAACCTAGAACCGCAGCTGAATTGTTAAAGCTAAAACCTGAAGATGAAATAACTGAAGCAGAATGTGATGTTCTGAATAACTATCACACAAACCTGATTCGTGGCCGAATTCAGAACCGTGTTAGCCAAGCAACGCAGGACAAGATTGATGCTAAGAAAAAAGCCAAAGAAGATAAAATAAAAGCCAAACAAAATGCCTAATCCATTAAGCCATCAGTTAGAAATCTGTGACCAAGCCATTACTAAAAATGGTGAAAGATGCAGTTGGGTATCTATTGAATCTAAAGAAATAAACACTTGGACTAGCGTGACAATTTATTCCTGTGGCATTGAGCTTAAAACTAAATCTAAAGATGAAGCTTATTCAGCTAACCGGGCCTTTGCTGAACGCATTGTGAAAGCCTTAGCCCTGTTAGAATTCTTTGAAGTCTGTGAACCAACAAAACAATTCCTAAACACTTATCATGAAAACAACTGAAACATTGCTAGCCCTTCGCAACCCATTTGGTTCTGACCGCATTGAATGGCGGTTGCAATCATGTGGCAAAAAGTCTGACGGGACAATTTGGGGCAAATGCCTTGCCTACATTGACAACCGGGCAGCTATGGAACGCCTTGATGAAGTCTTTGGTGAATCATGGAATCAGCATGAATCATTCACTAGCATTGGAAACGCAGCTGTTTGCACAGTTGAAATCACCATTGCAGGTGAGAACCCACGAACCGTCACAGGGTCATGCGCTGTTGAAGCCAACGGTGACATTGACCAATTCAAATCAGCTGCTTCCGGGGCAATGAAAAGGGCCGTGGTAAACCTAGGGATTGGCAGGTATCTTTATAATTTGCCTGAAACATGGGCTGAAATTTCCGCACAGGGTCAATACACAGGCAAAACCAAAGATGGAACATGGTTTAAGTGGAATCCACCAACCTTGCCATCATGGGCATTACCCACCGGGCAAACGGTCACAACCTATGCACCACAATCAGAAGAACCTAAAGATGAAGTCAGCCCGGTGAAGTCTATTGAACAGGTCTTAGACACATCAAAGGTTAAGTGGAAAGAAACCCCACCACCTGCTTCAATGAGCGCAACGGGTGACCCATGGTCAGTTGTGGTTCACTTTGGAAAAAACAAAGGCACAGCCTTGCGTGACCTTTCTGAAAAGTCTTTGTCATGGTACCGTGATGAATGGACACCTGAACCTTACAAGGGAAAGATGAGCCAAGACAACCTGACCTTGCGAGCTGCTTTGGACAAAATCAAAGGTTCAGATGAACCGTTGCCAGCACCTGTGACCGCATCACAAGATGATGATGGTGACAATGTGCCATTCTAATTCACACCAAAACATAACACACACATGAAAAAGCCATTTCACTTAGACATTGATGAAGCCTTAACGGTTGAAGGAATCCAAGACCGCTATGTTGTCTTTGACATTGAAACCCAACCACAAGCCGTGGAGCTGTTGAAATCTTCAATGCCTGCCTTTGATGCAACTGATGTTAAGGTTGGAAACATCAAAGACCCTGCGTTGATTGCAGCTAAGGTTGACCAAGCCAAAGCAAAGCATGAAGCAGACTATTTGAACAAAGCTGCCCTGTCCCCGGTCACCGGGAAGTTAGCTGCTATTGGTTTGTTAGTAATCCAAAACGGTAAGGCGGTTGAAATGTCATTCATGGATGATGGAACGCCTGAATGGGAAGTGGTAGCCCTTGAATTGTTTTGGTCACATTGGCGCAAGGCTTACAGCGCACACAGAACCATTTGGGTTGGACATAACATCTTTGACTTTGACCTACCTTGGTTAGTTAACCGTTCCCGCATTCTTAACATCATAATTCCTGCCACGGTTTATAACTACAAAGGCAACCGGGTGTTCTTCTCAGAAAAGTTTGCTGACACCCGCACAGTTTGGTTATTGGGACGGAAGCCAACTGATGTGATTAGCAACCTAGACCATGTAAGCCGGGCATTGGGCTTCAACGGTAAGAATGGCAATGGTGCTGACTTTGGCAATGTGCTGAAGGAAACGCCTGAAGTGGCAGCTGCTTACCTTAAATGTGATTTAGACCTGACAGCAGGCATAGCTGTAAAACTAGGCATCATTGAGGAATTAAACTAATGAATCAGCCTGACCCTAAACCCCTTCACACCCAAATCATTAAATGGGAAGATGGAAGCAACCTATGGTCTATGACAATTAAACCCGGTGAAGTGAGCATTAAGACAACTGATGGTTCTGTTCCTGCTAAGGCTGTTCAATCGCTAGGTGACCAATGGGCTGAAGCTTACAGTTTCTTAGGTGCTACCTTTGAGCGCCAACCCCATGCTTAATCCTATTCTTAGAGAAGCTGCGCTTAGGGCAGGGATGCCATTTATCCGGCAGACTGTTAACCACAATGGGAAGCAGTTTTTGGTTATGGCTTACAGCCTAGAAACAAAGCCAAGTGTTCAACTATGCCCACCTGATAAAGCACCTCCACCCGGTGCATGGATTACCACCAATCAAAAGTGGGTGGCTTATTCAGAATGCAACCTGTGTAAGAATGATTCCATGTTTATTAGCTCCATTGAAAAGATGCAGGCTGAATGGATGGCTAAACATAAGGTTAAAGAACCTTCCAACAGGAAGCCAATGCCACCCCCTACAAAGCCCCACAAGGCCACCAACCGTCCTAGCAGGCAAAAGGCTAAGGCTACACTTAAAAAGTCTTTATAACATGAAAGACCACATAGAAACCTTTATAGCCTTTGGGGATAATCATGGGGACATTGTCCACCAACCCACAGCAGATGCCTTAGTTAAACACATCAAAAAAGGATTCATGGGCAGACCATTCAAGCACAGGATTCACTTAGGTGATTGTTTTGATGCAAAGAATTGGCGCAAGGGTGCTAGCAAAGGTGACCGGGAATCATCACTAGCTCAGGATAAAGCTGCGGGTTTAGAATTTCTTTGGCGCACAAAGCCCACAGTCCTTTTGCTAGGCAACCATGATGATAGAATCCTAATCACAGAGGAAGAACGCCTAGGGGCTGAAAGTGATTATGCAGCTGACTTCAAAAAGAGCTTAGTTGCCATGCTAAAGAAGGTTGGGTGCAAGCATTTGCTTCCTTACAATAAGAAACATGGGAAGTGGAAGCTTGGCCCTATCACATTCATTCATGGTGCTAAGTCAGGTCAAGCTGCTGTCCGGGATTCTGCAAAGGAATACAACTGTGAATGCCTTATAATGGGACACCTTCACAGGAATCACCGGGAAAATGTCACCAAAGAAGATGGGTGTGTTGGCATTTCAGCCGGGTGCATTGGGGACATTGACTTGATGGAATACGCAAAGAACCATAGTGCTGTTCTTACATGGGGCAACGGTTGGGTCTATGGCTATTGGAATAAGAAAATAAATCAATGGCGGGTCTTTGAAGCAATCCCTGAAGATGGAGTTTATAACACTGTTACTAATTATGAACCTTTGAAATGATTATGAAAACAAACCACCTAGATGAACACCTTGCCAATAAGCGCAGGCAAATCATGAAAAATGTGAACAAACTAAAAGCAGACCTTGGCTTGATTGAAGCTGCCCCGGATGGTTGGATAACATCTGAATGGATGGGAAAGCACATGAACATGACTGCTAGGAATGCCCGAAACATCTTTAGGGGATGGCAGGATAAGGGGATGTGTGATGTTGCCTTTTTCACAATCAAAGCAGGCATGACCATTAGACCTGTTCCACATTACAAACTTAATCCTAAGATTGCCAAAGCTTATGGTCTGCCAAAATCCAAATAACATGGATGACTTAAAACAATTAGCTGCTGACCAAATTGCTTATCTGACGGTTGAATTAGCCCACGCTAAACAAAGCATTAAGTATTTAGAAAACATCCGGCAAAACAGCTTTGACCTAGCATTGAACCTAGCAATCAAGCTGCAACGGTTTGAGTCAGGCCAATTCAAAGTGAAGATTGGTGATGGGGATGTAGTGGTTTCATCAGCTGCTGATGCCCTGTTGCTGAATGCCTATGCCCAAAAGCTTGAAAGGTTAACTGATGCCGGGGATGCGCTCTATTCACTTGTTTATGAGGAATGCCCACATGAATCACATTGCATGGACATGAAGAAGTGGGAGGAAGAAACCAAGGGGGTGCAGTCGTGAGCGACCACAAAACAATCTACGCAAATCTGCGTATGTTAAACCTTTCTAATCTACGCAAATGAGCAAACAACCTATCAGGGCTAAACGGATTAAGAAACTACCCTTTGAACCGCAGATGGATTATGAGATTGGTTATCTGCAAGCCCTAGCCACAGCTGATGCCTTAGCTGCTGAAGTCACCCGGCTAAGAACAGCAGGTGATTTGTTAGCAGAAGCAGCTGCCCGGTCACACCAACCGCAAACACTTTCATGGTGGGATGCCCGCAACAGCCAATGACCCACAGCGACACATTGAAAGCCTGTGCTTACTCACTAGGAATAGACATAGACCATTTATCATTAGTGCTACCAATAATGCGCCAAATGAAAGCAGACAAAGAAAGCAATGAATGGACTGAAACAGATTCTATCCAACAAACCATTAGCATTAACTTCAACAGCATCACCCTTATCTGTTCTAAACCTAACCCCTTACCAACATGGCTGAACAAGACTTGAACCGTAGGGGTGGACAAAAAATAGGGGATGGCAAATTTGCTTCCTACATTCCTATTACCCCACCCCCATTAGCTAAAGCCTATAAGGGATTCTATAACAGCCTGACACCTGAGCAGCTGAAGATGTTGGGTGGTAAGCCTGACCCTAGAAACCTAACAGATGAAATCAGGCCACAGACTAAGAATGCAACTAACCCGGATGATTGGGATTATTTCACAGATGGTTCAGCCGGACAGCCACAGACCAATCTGTTTGGTAAAGCCCTTTGCCATTATGACCCTGAACCCATTGAACCTAATGCCCAAAATAATTCTAAGCCCAACCACATCCATCTGATAGTCCTGATGGAAGTGCTAAGGAAGGTGCTAAAGGTCTATGAAGTAGCATCAGACCCATCAACCCGCCTACATGGTGAAGTGGTAGCTGTTGCGCTAGGCTTCCCCGGCATGACCGTAGGCAGTCTAGCCAAGGCTTATGGATGCACCCGGCAGGCAGTAAGCAAAAGACTTAGGCGAGTAATCACAGCACTAGACCTTCCCCCTACTTATCGCATGGTGGTTCACTCCACCCAACCCACCCATCTGACTACCATGGGCAAGGCAGGGTGCAGCTACCCTAAGCCTACCAAGCGTGGCCCACCCTCCATTAAATCTAAAAAGAAATCTAAATTCAAAAGAAAGCCTGTTTATTCCATAGGCAAAGCAAAGCTTAGTTAACTATCACAACCCCTTGATAAAGATGAAAAGTCATTATGCAGATTTAGAAGCATGTTTTTGGCATCTATTGTGTATAGAAACACACATAGGGTCAATTAAACGCCCAAAAGGGGGCATAAGGAATCTTTTACCCCCCCATCCCCATGCGAGGCGCTTTTTGCGACCTAGTTGGAATTTGTAAGATAAAAGGTTTGAAAACCACAACTTGCAAAAAAACTTATGAAAAACCCGGACAATTCCCCACCAACCAACCCCATCAGAAATCTAACCGTTAACCTTGTCCCGGTGACATGGCTTAAAAGTTATGAAGGAAATGCAAAGTTGCACCCGCCTGAACAAATAAATCGGTTGGCTAATTCCATTTCTAGATTTGGTTTCAATAATCCTATTCTAGCGCAGACAGATGGAACGGTGATAGCCGGGCATGGACGGTTGCTAGCAGCTACCAAGTTAAACTTGGAGTCTGTGCCTTGCATTGTGATTGATGACCTGAATGAAGAACAGGCAAAGGCTTACTGTTTAGCTGATAACAGAATGTCAGACCTAGGCACATGGGATGCAGCTGCGCTAGAAGCAGAGTTGCTAGCCCTTGGAGAGACTGACCCTGAAATGTTGGCTGATGCCGGATTTACTGCGGAAGAAATGACAGACTTCCTTCAGTCCAACACAGATGCTATTGATGCGGGTGAAATAGAATTTGAACCTGAGCGTCCCCCATTCACCTGTCCCCATTGTGGAAAAACGATTGGGGACAATGACTGATGCCAACCCATCAGGAATTTGCTGACCGTTGGGGCATTACTAATGTCCGGGTTCAACAGCTTGAAAAAGCCGGGATGCCCATGGGTGATTGGTCAGCTGCGGAAGCATGGAGAATGCAACAGAAGGGCGGGTTGAAACATCTAACTAACAAGTTGGTTGAAGATGCTACTTCTTCCACAGGTTCATCTTCACCCTTGGTCACAAAGACAGGTGATGCGCTAAATGACATGGATGACTTCAGCACAGAGTTAGAAACACAACGACAGATTGTGAAGTTGGCTAGGGGTAATTATTTGAAAGCCCTGAAGGAAGGTAGCAAAGATGCAAACAAGCATTACATCACATTAAACAAAGCCATAGACCAATTATTTAAGACTAGGGACAAACAGTTAGCGCATAGGCTTGCCACCCGGCAGTTAATTTCAGCCCCTACTGCGTTGGAAAGTTTTAGAAAGGTTTTGGCTATTGTGGTGCAACGCATGGAGGCTAACGAAATCAAGACCGCCAAAGATGCTAACCCATCAGATAAGGCTAGGGCATTAAAGGTTATCCGGGAAGCCCGGCTAAAGATTATGCGGGAAGTTTATGAGAAAGCAGAAGGTGCAGCTTATGCCTTAACAGGTCTGCCCATTGACCTGCCGCCATTGGATGATGGCTTAAACCCATCTGCTGACCCTCTAGAAGCCTTTGAAGATGATGATGCTAGCCCTGATACGCCTGAAGAATCAAACCCTGTCTAATGGCTTCAGACACACAGGAACAGTTTGAATCAGATTTGCTAGGAGTCTTTAAGCCAACAGATGACTTAGCCCCACTTGATTGGATGGCGCAACATTGCAGGGTTCTTCCGGGTATTGTTGGAAGCTTTGACCCTACACACACCCCTTGGTTAAAGACACCGATTGAAGCCACCTTTGACCCGGAAGTTAGAACCATTATTAACATGGCAGCTGTGGGTTCTGGCAAATCTATCTACATCTGTGTTTGCACAGCTTACATCTTAGCCAAAGCCCCTTCAGACATTTTAATTTATCAGCCTAAGAATGATGCAGCTAGGGATTTTCATAGGAACGCATTAAGAAAAGTTTGGGACGGTTGCCCACCTGTTGCAGCTTTGTTGCCTAATGACAAACAGGTTAGGTGGGATTGCCTGCGCCTTGACCGTTCAACCGTTTGGACATTGGGTGCAGATGCAGAAAGCAACTTGCAACGCTACCATGTCAAGTGGGTGTTCATTGATGAAACATGGAGCTTGAAACCCGGACACCTTAAACAAGCGCAAGCCCGCAACCTTTCTTATGGTTGGCTAGCTAAGACCGTGATGGTTGGGCAGGCGGGTTTGATTGATGATGACAATGACAAACAATGGCAGAGTAGCACACAGGAAGAATACAGTTGGAAGTGTGAAGCTTGTTCAACGGTTCAACCGTGGGAATGGGAAGCCATCAAGATTCCTGAAGGAAGTCTGACAGCAGATGGCATCAATGAAGATTTAATTGCCAAAGGAACAAAGATGGCCTGCAAGGGATGTGGAAAACTTTATGATGATGATGATGGGGTAAGGGATACCTTGAACAAAACAGGGTGCTATGTCCGGGTTAACTTCAACGCCCGGGATGCTAACCGTGGCTTCCATTGGAATGCTTTGCCTGCGAGAAATTGGGGTGAGACTGCAATTGAATGGGCAAAGGCTAAACTAGCCCAAAGCAATGGTGATGAAATGCCCATGCAGCTGTTCAGGCAGAAGCAATTAGCCCTTCCCTTTTCGTCAGAAATCATGGATTCAACTGATGAAGTCACACCCGGTGCATTCAAGTTAAAGGAAGATTGGGCTGATGAAGGTGCTTATGACTTAGACACCCGGCAGGTCATAGCCAAAAGGGATGAAACAAAAACAAGCCATGCCCGGCTAAGATTCATTGGTGTGGATGTGCAAAGGGATGGTTTCTATTGTCTCTGCCGGGCTTACGCAACTGATGGCAAAAGCAGACTAGTTGATTGGGCATTTTATCACACCATTGATGAAGTTGAAGCCTTTAGGAAAAGATGTGGTGTGCTAGCACCATTCACCTTTGTTGATTGTGGTGACCAACAAGATTTCATCCACAGAACAGCTGCCCGGCTAGGTTGGAATTGCACTAGAGGCACAAAGAAAAATGATTTCCCTTGGCCTGTTAAGCAGGCTGATGGAACAATGAAAGTTAAAAACAAACCTTATTCTAAGCCTAGGGAAGTTGAACCATTTAAGGGTTTGGTGACTAGGGTTTATTACTTTGGAAACTTAGCATTCAAAGACTTGCTATGGCGGTTGCGCAGGTCTGCTGTCCACCAATACCCAACTGATGCCGGGGAAGAATACATTAAACAAATGGCATCTGAACGCAGGGTTAAGACTCCGGCAGGAATGCCAATTTGGAAAGCCCCTGCTAAAAGGGCTAATCACTTGTGGGATTGTGAAGTGATTATTATGCTACCTGCTTTGGTCTTTGGGCTAGCAGGTGAAAGCAAATCAAGTGTTGGAAATGTTAAAGCACCTGAAGTTTCAGAAGAAACTGAAGCACAAGCTGATGATAATTGACATCTTAGGGCAACCAAATGGCTAAAGGAATCCTAGTCACCTTGACTGAACAAGAATTGCTAACACTCAGAACAAGGTGTTTAGCAGATTTAGTTGCGGGTGCTACGGTCACTAGTTGGTCAGACTCAGGAACATCTGTTGGGAAGCAGATAGCAATTAGCACAGAAAGCCTTTTGGATGAAGTGACTTATGCCCTTCAAAAGAAATGGCCCTCCAAGTATGGTTCAAAGAACCGCCATCTTTCTTCTGACCTTTCCGGGTTAGACTTTAACTGATTTATGGCGAAAAAACCCAAAGGCATAATTCAACGCATAACCACTTCAATAGGTGGTTTGTTCCGCAAACAGGGAATGAATTATGATTCAACCCGGTTCACCACAAGCCGGGGAAGGGTCATGCACTCTGCGCCTAGTGACTTAAAGAATGAAATGACTTCAGGTGACCACCGGGAAATCGTCCGGCTAATGCGGTCACTAGATAAGAACAATGCCTTTGTTAATGCGTTCACTAATGCCCATCTGACTTATTCAGTAGGTGATGGTTTCCGTTATCAACCTTTAACATCTAGTCCTGAATGGAACAAAGCTGCTAAAGAAGAAATTGAATTGTTTAACATCAAGCCAACGATTGATGGACGCTATAATTGGCTTCAGGTGCTACGCATGACCACAAAAGCATTGATTGTGGATGGGGACATTTTCTTTCTAAAAACCCGTCACACAGATGGCAGACCTGCCATCCAAGCCATAGAAAGTCACAAGGTTGCAAACCCTGATGGAATTGTTAACCAAGATGGTTGGAGCAATGGAATTAAGTTTGATAAGGTTGGCAGACCTATTGCCTACTGCATCAAAGGTGATGATGGGAAAGATGACATTAAAGGCGCAGCTGCAATTATCCATGTTTATGACCCTGACCGCTTCACAGGTGTTAGGGGGATTTCAAAGCTTAATGTCTCAGTCACCACCATGAGGGACAAAGCAGAAATCCTATCAGCAGAAAAATTAGCGGTTAAAGAATTCTCAAGGCGCACATTCACTTTGAAAAGTGATTCAGGTGAATTTGATTCACAGGATGCAGGTATCCTAGGCAATGCTGTTCCTAGGGGTGCAAACGGAACACAGACAACAGCTGATGATGTTGCTACTGCCTTTGGCGGTTTGGCTATGGCTTTGAAGCCTAACGAAAGCCTAGAAGCATTTGAACACAACAGACCTTCAATGAATGTGTTGGGGTTTGCTGATGTGCTTGACCGGGAAACAGCTGTGGCAACAGGGCTTGGTTCTGACTTCCTGTTGAATCCAACCAAGATTGGTGGCGCAGTTGTGCGCATGGAATTAGCAAAATCTGAACGCCAATTTGCTGTGATGCAAAGAATCCTAATCGATTCGTTAGAAAAACCTGTAAAACAATTTGTCTTAGCAGACCGCATCACAGCCGGGATTCTTCCTGCTCAGGCAGGTTGGGAGAAAATGACCTTTAACACCCCACGCAGATTGTCAGTTGATGTGGGCCGTGATACCTTAGCAACCATCCGGGAATTGGAAGCAGGAACAAAGAACCTTCAGGACATTATTGAAGAATTAGGTGAAGATGCAGAAGCCCATGTGATTTCCCGATTAGACTTTAAGGCATGGGCAACCGCACAAGCACAAGCTAGGGGTATGACCTATGATGATGTTAGCCTAACTAGCATTCTTTCTAAACCTGCTGATACAGCCGGACAACCTACACCCTATGTTGAACCTGCAACCGCAGAAGCAGACATGGCTGAAGATTCAAGTGAATCAACAGATGATGAAGGCAATGCAATAGAAGTAGCAGATGCTGATGAAACTTCCCCACCTATAAACCAATCCTAATGCTTTCACTTAACATCACATTGAATGCCAACCGTGGCATGATGATTGAACCCGCTAAGGCTAATGCTTTCTTCCGTAGAGCTGCTAGCCTAGCAGAACCGCAGAATAGCAACTTGTTAGCCATGCTGATGGGTGAAGCACCAAAGGCGCAGACGGTTGGAAGCGTGGCCCTGATACCGTTAAAAGGTGTCATAGGTTATGACTTAAGCCCTATGGACAAGGCTTTAGGAATGGTTGACCTTAAAGATTTCAACGCACAATTCCAAGCTGCGCTAGCAGACCCTGCCATTAAATCTATTCTGATAGATGCAGACACACCCGGTGGATACACAGTAGGTGTGGAAGAATCAGCTGCCATGGTTAAGAATTCAACCAAGCCTGTGGAAACTTTTGGTGCTAACATCAATTCAGCAGGTCTTTGGATTGGTGGCATGGCTAGCCGGGTTTGGGGTATGGCTTCCGGCACTTATGGTTCTATTGGTGCTGTGGCTTCCATTGCTGATTATTCAAAAGCCTTTGCTGATGCAGGCATTAAGGTTCATGTTATTTCTTCCGGGTGGGCTAAAGGCGCAGGCTATGAAGGTGCAGAAGTCACACAGGAACAGTTAGACTTCATGAAAGCAGACATTATGGAAAATGCTCAGGTGTTTAAGAATGACCTTAAAAGTGTTCGTAAATCCATCCCTGAAGAAGCCATGAATGGTCAATGGTATTCAGGAAGAAAAGCTGCTTCGCTAGGTATCATAACCGGGATTGCTCCTAACATTGAATCAATTATTAACCGCCTAAACGCATAATCATGCCACGCATCATCACAGACATTGATGGAACAATTTTAGAAAAGGGAAACCCTGTTAAAGCTGTTATTGATTACATCAAAGCAGAAGCAGAAGAAGTTGTTATTTTAACTAACCGTCCTGAATCTGACCGAGAACAAACCGTTGCTGACTTAAAGAAAACAGGGCTTTCCTATGAACGGTTGATAATGAATGATACAGGTGAACCTGCACCTGCATTTAAGAAATCTAAAGTTAAAGAATACCTAGACAAAGGTGAAGAAGTTGATGAATTCATTGATAATGATTCTGCTAACCGGGAAGCAGTTGCTGAATTGGGTGTGGAGGTCACAGACCCTGCAACAATCATTGCAGGCCAAGAAAAAGAATCAGATTCTGAAGAACCAATGGCTATTATTATGAAACCTAAACCTTCAGCAAAGTTGACTAACAAGGGCAATCAAATGAATCCTAATCAGACCGTTGAACAGCTTAATGAAGCTTTAGCTTCCAAGGTTGATTCCATGTCTAACGACATCAGCAACCTTACCCAAAAGCTATTTGATTCGGATTCTTTACTTTCCGCAGCTAAGGCTGAGTTAACTTCATTTGAATCTTTCAAAACAGAAGCCAACAAAGAAAAAGAAACTTTGGTTGCAGCTCTCGCCATTGCTGATGAGCGCCTAAAGACTTTTGAAGCTTCTAACAAAACCGTTGAAGCCAAAGCTGCTTCAATCGTTGCAGCTTGTTCTGCTGACCCTGTCGCTATTTCGCCTAATGCAGAAACGCCTGCCAAGGCAGCTCAGTCCATCTTGGAACAGTATAACAGCCTTACCGGAGCTGAACGCCTTGCATTCTTATCTGCTAACAAAAAGGCTATTTGGGCAGCTTCCTTCAAAAAGTAATTAAAACAATTTCCTTAAACTATTATGTCTAACACCATTAACGCAGCTCTGATTGTCGACTCTGTCGCATCTCAGGCGCAAACAGTCTTGGCTAACCGCCTAGCTGCCCTAGCTCTTTTCAGCACAGACTTCAGCAATGATGTCAAACGCCCTAAAGACACCATCCAAGTACCTGTGGTTTCCGCAGGTTCTGCCACACAAACCAACCCAACCACCTTCAATGACATTGGTGGGACAACGGTTGGCAAAACAACTGTGGAGCTTAACCACATCTATCAGCCTTTTGGCTTAGAATACAGCGACCTTCAAAACGACATTCGTTTAGAGAATCTCACTAAGGTTAACCTTGATGCCCTTGCTGATGCAATTTGGGCAATTGCCACAGACCCTATCACCGTTGCTAATTATGGTGCAGCTACTGTGACCGCAGCTGATTCTGCTGTCACTCCTTCATCCGGCAACCTCGCAAAGCTTTGGGCAGGCGTAAGCAAGGCCCAGCGCAAAGGTCTGATTGTTAACGCAGGCATCTATTCTAACCTTATCCCTACTTCAACCACAGGTCTGCCCCTTTCAGCAGGTGCTTATGGCTTTGAAAATGGTGTGTTCTACGCAAGTGCATTCCCTTCGGAATCTGACCTTGCAGGATTTGCAGTTTCCAAAGAAGCCCTTGCAATCGCAAGCGCACAGCCAGCAATGCAGGGCTTCCAAGAAAACATGATTGCCCAAAGCATCATTCCTATTGGTGACCTTGGCTTGTCTGTTTACTTCAACCTGTGGGCTGACAATGTCACCCGCAGTCATGTTGCTTCCTTTGAGCTTATGTTTGGTTCAGCTAAGGCTGTGACCACAGGCACATTGGCTTCAGTCTATAACCCATAATTCCGGGTTAGTCTGAACAAGGGGCTAGCTGCTACGGTGGCTAGCCCTTTTTGTTGAAGTTTTTGCTATTACTGTAAGCCCCCTTTATCTTCTCTACCAACCCACCATTAAACCCATCCAAATTGACCTATGAGCTTGTTTGACACCTTCGCTAATGACTCTGCCTTTATCTTATCTGAAATAGGCAGGGATGTCATGTTTAGGGGTGTTAAGGTGCAAGCCATGGTTTCTGACCCATCATCTTCTGAAATGTTGATGGTTGGTGGCTTTTCACAAAACGGTTCTTCACAGACCTTTAAGTTTCTAAGAACAACCTATGAAGCATCACTTCCGGCTGAAGGTGAGCTAATCGGATTCCCGGTGGTAAATAATAGCGCAGACATTAAGTGGGTTATTAACTCAGTTGAATCCCGGCCCTTATCCGCATGGGTTAAGGTGGATTGTAAACGGTGGGATGCCTAATGAGCTATCAAGTGCAAATAGACACAACCCGGTTCAATGTTGCCATGCGTCAACTTGCAACAGGTTTGAAGAAAGACACAGAACAGGAAACCATGCGTCAGGCTAAGTTTCTTTGCATTCAATTAGCTGCATCTGCACCACCTAGACCTAAAGATTCAAATGGTTTAGCTGCTAACATCCCTAAGATAAAATCAAAAAGCATTTATAAAGGAATAAGCGCAATTGTGAAAAGTGTTAAGGGGATGCCACTTAGACAAGTTGCAGCTTCAAATGACCCTTCTGTTTTTACTAATTCAATTCACAGCAAAGGTTCACCAAATCAAAATTACTCAGCCCGCACCAAACTTGCAACAGGTGCTGTGATGTTTAGCAAAGCTGCTGAAAGCCCATTATGGCGCATTTATAGAGCAGCTAAGACAGACCCAACTAAAGCCTTAAAGAATCTAAAGCAGGTGCTTAAAAACTATTTAGCAGAAGCACCTAAAGTTTATCAAAAACTTACAGGTAGTGGTAGTGCAATGCAGGATTATTATAAAAATCTTCGCAAAAAGTCTCAAAGAATGACTTATGAGAAAATTTACATTAACACTAAAAAAGTTAATGACGAAAGAATAGAATTATTGAAACAAATTGAACCGCACATTGGAACGGTTAAGGCAGGATGGATTCAAGCTGGTTTGCAAATCCCTGTTAAGGCAGGCCCACGCATCCCTGCTTGGTTGCTAAATAAAAAGGCAATAGCCAATTCCACAACAAGTGCTAGCAATGGCATTGTAAGCATTTCTTTAACTAATTCTAAAGGCAACTCAAAGGGAATCAATGAAAGGCTTGATTACACAGGAAGTGCTATTAGAGCTAGAACAAGGAAAATGGTTAATAACCTTAGGGAAGCTATTAAGTATTCCCTGCGTAAAAAATACATTAGCCAAAATCAACCTGTGCCAGCACATTTGGTGGCAGGTAAAAAAGATGATTCTATTGAATAATTTATGGCAACCCCAACATCCCCTATCAATTACACAGAAGCCATGTTGGTTTCTTTGCTATCTACTGCCTTTGATGAAACTATTTATGAAGGTCTGATTCCCGTTAGGAACGGTATGACAGATGAAAAGCGCACAAACCCACAAGTCATTTGCTATGCACAAAACGCAAACACACCCGGTGAGTTAAAGCATTGGATGAGAAACTTTGAAGTAGATGCTGTGGTTGAAATCTTTAGCAAAGCTGATGTTCAGGTTGATGACCCAACCACCGGGTTAGCTGCGCACAGGGCTATTGTTGAAGTCTTGATGGACAGACTAAGGGACACAGAAGCAGCTGCTACCATTGTTCAAGCTGATGGGCATAAGCTCTATGAAATTGAACCAACTGCTTCATCCCCTGAATTGGAAGGTGAGCTTAGAACCTTTGGAACAATGATTAACCTGAAGGTGTGTTTAGTCCTAGACCTGCCAACACCACCCCCTGCACCCTAAAAGTTGACAAAGTAGGGCAACCAAATGGCTTATCCTGATAACATTGACCATGGCGTTGCCCTTTATCGTGGGGCAGAAGATTATGCAGGAATGTATGTGCAAAGCGCTTCTTTCAGCCAAAGTTATAACAACACAGATTATGCCAAAGATGGTTCAGGCACAACCTTAGCAATTCATCAAGGTGATGCTAAGATTGATGTTAGCATGGATGCGTTGGTTTTTGAATCAACTACCCCACCTAAGCCCGGTGATGTTCTTACTTATTCTAGTTTCTTAACAGGTGAGTTAACTAACATCATTGTTATGAAGGCCGACCTCCGCACAGAAAATGCAGGTTATTCCCGCTACTCAGTAAGTGGGGAATCTTACCCTGAAATTGCAGGTGGGCCTGCCTAATCTTTAGTTGTTGTTGTGTTTATGTTGGGGGCTAGGCTAAACACCTAGCCCTTTTCATTTATGGACAACAGATTCTTAGGCGCATTCTTAAACCTTACTAACCACAAGGTTGCAGGCTATACATTAAAACCATTCTGCCTAAGACACAGGATAACATTGGAAGCCATCAATAGCCCATTGTTGCCCGGCACATTTCAGCCAACCGTTAAACCATCAGACATAATCTTAGCTGCCCGGATTTGCTCCATTGCAGACCCTTTCAAGGCAGTCACAGATTCAAAATTTATGGATTCTTTTAGGGTGGTTATGTATGCAAATAACCAAAAGCTTCTAAATGCTGAATTAGAATCATGGAAGAATTACATTAAAGATACAGCTAGCCACCCTATTGTTAGTGGTAAGAAGTCAAAAGACCAAAAGAACCGTGGTTTAGATTGGAAATTGTCTGTGGTAACATCACTTATTAAAATAGGTTTTTCAGAAGAACAGGTTTGGACAATGCCGGAAGGAAGGGCCATGTTCTACTTTTTTGCAGATGCTATTAAGTCAGGCGCAGACCTAGACATTCTAACAACAGAACAGGAAGATAAGTTGCCAATGGCTAAGTCAATGGTTGCTGAAGCAATGGCAAAAGCCAATAAAGCCCTGAAGGAACAGCTGAAAAATCCTAAGAAAAAGGGGTGACTGTCTAGGGCAACCAAAGGCAATGGCTGATGACATTACAATTAAAGTTGGGTTTGATGGCAAAGCTGCGCAAGCGGGTTTAGCTGGATTAGGTAAATCAGCACAGCAGGCAGGCCAAACAGCCGCTCAAGGTTTAACAAAACCTGTTGCCACAGGATTAGACCAAATGAAAGACAAAGCAGAAAAATGGGGTGCAGGTTTAATAAAACGGTTTTTAGGTATTGGCATTATTATTGGCTATTTCACATCAGGTATAAATGAGGCTATTCAAAAATTAGATGAAATGGCAAAGCTTTCATCAGAAGCTAAAAAAGCAGGTTTAGGGGTTGAAGATTACCAAAGGTTAAAAAATGTTTCTGAAGCAACAGGAACATCTGTTGATGAATTGGCTAAAGCATTTGATTCAATAACAGAATCAGTTTCAGCTGCTAAAAATGGAAATTTAGAAGCCATTGAAAGTTTGAAAAAACTAGGATTCACACAAGATGAAGTAAAAAATGGTCAGATTTCTTCAACAGAAGTTTTATTTAGAATTAGCCAACGGTATAAACAAGCTACAACTGATGCACAAAGATTAGCAGTAGCTACTGATTTATTAGGTGACAAAGGTTCAAAACTTAAAGGTATTCTAGGAATGGGAACAGTTGAACAACAAATGGCATTAAATACAGTTTCAACATCAGCAGTTGATGCTGATGCACAAAATGCAAGACAAGCACTAGATAAACAACTAGATTCTAAAGGTGGTTTTTTTAATAACCTTTCAGAAATAATTACCCGGTCAAAAGCCAATGCACAGGAAGCAGCTTCTAAGTTTGCTGATGCAGCTACCCCATTAACACTTTCAGAAAAAGCTGCTAGGATTGGAAAAAGTGAAGCAACAAGATTTAATGAAGATGTTGCTAGAGGTTTTACAACAACAGGAGGAATGGACACATCTTTAACTAAAAAAGAAGATAGGCTAAAGGCATTTTCTGAAATGGCAGTTGAATTCAGGGCAGCTTACACAGGCAGAGAAGTTAACGGTGTCACACAAACATCTGAAATGGTTGATGCAGAATTAAAACGAAAATTTGAAAAGTTATTTCCTGACATGCCTGCATTGGATGCTGTTAAAAACACAGAAGCCCTTTCTAATCTTCCGGCAGCTGTTTCATCTATGCAGGCTATGGGTGGTGGTGGTGGGTTCTATACAGGTTCAGATTCAATGGTTGGGCTTGCGGAACAGCAACTAAGCGCAGCTGAAAGAACCGCAGCTGCTGTTGAACGCATTGCAAATGGTGGCGGTTCACCACCTGCATCCGGGATTGTCTCATCTAACTAATTTTCATTCATGCCAATTTTCCCTTCTAAAACTAAAGACCCTATTAAAAAGCATGGGGATGCGCTAACAGAAGCAATGTTGTTGGATGGTGCAACAATGTCATCTGATGGCTATGGCTTCCGCATCTTAAATTGTTCATTCAAGATTGTTGATGCTGAGTCTGCACCAAACTTTGTTTCAAATGGCTTAAAAAGCATTGGTGATGAAATCATTGCAGGGTCAGGGCTTTATGTTTCAAAAATAACTAAACGCTATAACCGTGATTTAACTATAACAGCTGATTATGAAGCTGTTGGGCTAGAACCTGAATGTCGTTATCAGTCCTACCCATGTTGTGAAGGTGCAGGCACAACTAGTGGTGAACCTATTGAAACCCACCCTGACTTTGAATCTAAGATTGGTGGAACAAAAGCTGCCCCTAAGAATGGCGCAACCTTTGATGAGAAGAAAAAGTTTACCGGATTTTCTATTGGTGATTCTTCCACGGTCACATCTAAAGCACCGTTAGCGGGTGTCAGAACCTATTTAAGCCCACGCAACATTGTGCGTGGTTATTTCCATGCAGCTAATCTTCAAGATGTTGGAAGCCTTTATAAGTATGTTGGACAGAAAACAACTAATGCAATGTTAGGTGACTTCCATGTTTTGCCGGGTGAATACCTACAAGCTGCAAACGGTTATGGTTTTTTAGTCACAGCAATAAACATTGAAAACATTTGTGTTCAATGGGGTAAGCCAAAAATGTCCAAGGTTTCATTTGAGTTGATGCAGGGTGCAAAGCCTTATGGATGGAATGACCTAATCTATTCAACCGCAGGCTAATGGCTACCAAGTTTAAGACACAGGTTGGCACTTATCCTAATAGGTCAGGCATTCAACAAATCCCTGCCGGTGCTAGCCACATTCCACAAAGCTATTTGAATAGCATTGGGCGCAACATTGATAGCGTAAGAATCAACAGCCAACACACAGTTGGAACAACGGTCACACCCGGTGGTGTTCAGTTTGAAGAATTAAACAAAGACACACTTTATAGCTTTCCATTCAAAGTCACCTTTGTTGGATTGGGTGAAGGTGGTTTGTCTGCTTTAGTCACCATTCAGGAAGGCAGGGTTCATGGAAGGATTGACAGCTCCATTGCTTCTTATGCAGACCCATTGGCAGAAGTGCCTTATGAAGTGCCAAGTTTAGGTGTTAACTCAGTTGAAAACATTGCTTCTGACAGCCCTGACTTTCCACCACCAAAAGAAAGACCTGATGAAAACACAGGTGGTGAAAATCCATCTGACCCTTCCAACAATAATAGTGGTGGCGGTTCAACCAACTACAACAACCCATGGAATCCTAGAAATCCTAGCAATCCGGGAACATCTACATCTAACAACAAAGGTGTTAATAGTGGTGGTGTTTATCACACAGTCCGACCTTCAGGAAATGCAGGTAACTTAAACAGTTATAATCTTCAAAACCATCTTTCAGGAAATGCAGGAAACATAAACGGGAACACAAGTGGCATTTACCACACCCAAATAAATTCAGGCAATTCAGGAAACTTAAATAGCTACACATTCCAAAATAGGGTTTCAGGAAACGCAGGAAGCATCACAGGAAACACAGGTTCAACTTACCACACAAACAGCCCTTCAGGGAATGCAGGTGACTTAAACCCTCATGCTAATCCTAATTTATAATGGCTGATTACTCTAAAATTCCTTTAAGTGCAGGGGTTGGTGTCTATGACCATGGCCCTAATGCACCTGATTTGAAAAGTCTGTTAGATGCAAATGAAGCCACCTATGTTATTTCAAGTGGCACAGCTCCACATCTGTTGTTTGTCCGGGCAGTAAACAAGACAGGTGGAACATGGGTGTTCACATTAGAATCAATCATGCTTAGTCAGCTGACCGTTTACAAATACGGTTCAGCAGATTATGACCCGCCACGCATTGTTGATTCAACGCAGGAAGCAGTTAGACAAGATGTGGGTGATGGTGTTGTTGCGCCATTCTTTGAACACATGATTGACCCGGATGAAGAAAGCCAAGAGTTAAGAAGTTTCACCGTTGGAACAGTCATGATGGGTGATGGTGGGACAGCAGACATCAAACTAGAAATAGAACCTAGGCTTTACATGACCATTGTTGAAGAAATAGGAACACACATTATCCCTATTGCTTATCACAAAGTTGATGGTGGTGAGTTGAAGATTACACAAGTGCAACATGGGGACATAGACTTTTGGCCTGTTCCACGCCACGCCATTTGGAGTAAAAGCCTTAAAATTAAAGATTTCACATTTGCTGACACAAGCTTGCCACCTGAATAACAATGAGGGTGCTTATCTTTACTTGTCACCGGGATAAAGAGAAAGCCAAGTTAGCAACATTAACTGTCCCGGCAGATTGGCCTGTGGCATGGGTGGTTGATGAAGCTGATGCCAAGATTGATGCGCCTGCTAATGTAGATGTTTTGGTTAGACCATTTAACCGGGGCAGAAATCTATTTGGAACAGATGCTGTGCTAGGCATTGCTGATGTCCTAGTTGAACAGGCTGAAGAATTTGGAAGGGTAGCTAAGATTGATTCAGACTGCCTGCTAGTTATGCCTGATTTCCTAACCAAAGGAGACTTGGCAGGAATGACCCATAAAACTGTTATTGGTGCAAGCTATGGGTTGGCTTATGCTTTATCACTCAAAGCAGCTTGTGGGGCATTGCAGACCCTCTTAAGGGGTGTCCTGATGGGGTGTAAGCCCATGGCAGAAGATGTATCTATTACATCAGCAGCTAACCAAGGTGGCATTGAAGATGGCAGGTTGCCCACCGGGGCTTTTTGGGAAACGCAACATAATGGGTTGGAATGCCCATTGGGTAAAGTTGCCATTCATTGTGGGTGTGTAAAGTTTGCTGACCGGGAAGGAAGAATGGTTGAATTTGAAATGAAAAGACTAGGGGATGAATTGGGCATTTGGCGCAGGTAGGCAAATGGGTGACAACCTAGGGCAACCAAATGGCAACTAGGGCAACAAGACTAATAGTAAATTTAGAAACAGGGCAGCTACTGCCATCAACTGATGGTGTAGCCGGAGCAATCAATCCTAGGTTTGTGTTGGGTGATAATGTGCCAATTGAAATTTACCTTGTTCAGCCTAGCCAATCCGGTGCTGTTCCCTACTTCACCATTCCTTTCCCTGCGGGTTCAACCGTTAAAGCTGCAATTGGTTCTATCAATAAAAACCCTAGTGATGGTTCATGGTTCTTATCCTATGACGGTGATGAAACAGATGCCCTAGATGCTGAAGCCACAGCAACACAGGTTCAGACAGAATTAAATGCTTTAGCTTCTATTACAGCTATTGGTGGTGTGACTGTCTCCAAGGTTGGAACGCAGTTTAACATTACATTCAATGTTGTTGGTGACCGCCTAGAATTTGTCAGCCGGGATGAATCCCTGTTTCCTGCTTCAGTTATCCAACAGCAGGTTCTTCAGGAAGGTTCAGGTTCAGCAGCTGAAGTTGTCCTAGTTAACTTAGCTGTCAGACCCATTGCCTACACAGACACCTTCACATCTATTGATGCACCTGCCGGAGCTTACACAGCTAACACATTTGAGCTGTCCGGAAACTTTAAGGCAGGCACATACCGTTTGCAGTTAACTTGGGGTGATACAGAATCATACACAATTTGGACAGACCCTATTGCAGTTTCTGATAGCCCAACTGTTATCAGTCAAAAAATCTTTGATGCGTTAACCTTTAATGGTTGGGGCAGGGACATCTTTGAAGGTCAAGCTGCCCTAGGCCAACGCACACTTAATAATTGGGGTTTAGCCATTACCAATACGAACCCTTACAAATGGCGGGCAGACTTTGTTGCGCCTGATTACACAGACCCTGCCGGGGACATTGAAAATTCCTATAAAGGAAACTTCCGCATTTCTTATGATGGCGATGAAACAACTGACCTTCCATGGAACGCAACTGCAACAGCTGTTCAAACAGCATTAAATCTTTTAGCATCTGTGACCGCAGGTGGCGGTTTAACGGTTGGGAAGGATGAAGGTAAACTGAAGCTTTCACCCTATCAAAGCTACACAGCAACCCCAGCACTTCCATTCAATCAGCAATTCATTATCACTTGGAATCTTCCCGGTAATAAAACTGCTTTGTCCGTTCGCAGCTTATCCCTTTATCCAACCTGCAACCCATTAGTCACAGTCACACAAAACGGTTCAGGTGAATTGGCTGAAGTTGCAACAATTGCATTAAACACTTTCCGCAGTAATCCGACAGTCACAGGCCCGGAAATCGTGGGCATTGACATTAGCGACTTACCTGCCCTTCCCGGTCAGAAGTCATCCCTTAGCTTAGGCACAGCTGAAGCTATTGCTTATTTGGGAACAGCCACAGCTGCTAATGCTACCATTGAAATTCAATTAGAAGCAGGGGAAGAAATCCAAACCATCTGCCAAACTAGCTGCTTAATCCAAGGTCAGGTTATTGCTGATGGTGCATTTGCTCCACAGACCTTAGCCAATGCGCTAGATGAAACAGTTGCCAATGCCCGGTTTGTTCGCAGAGACTTGAACCAATCACCAACCACAGGTGAACAGGATTTCATTTGGCAAAACCTAGGGGTTAACAACGCAGAAGGTGCAGGCAATTTAATTGCAGCTGCTTTAAGCACAGCCAACAGCCCAACATCTATAAATTCATTTGCCACCTTATCGGACATAGGTGGTTTAAGTTTTGACCAATCGTTGAACACAACTGACACCCCACAGTTTGAAGGGCTAACGATTAACACCACAGGAATTATTCTGAATGCAAACACATACAGGGTTCAGGGTTCAGGGTTTGATTCAGCATTCGGGCATGACTTTGTTTCAATGCAAAGTGTGAATGTTCTGACACCTTCAACACTTAGCCTATCAGGTCTATTTGGAAGCCTTACAGCTGATGCTGACACAGGCATTACCTTTATAGATTCCACAATTATGGAAACTAGAGTTGTTCGGGAAGCACAGGCAACAACTGCACCCGGCATTGACCAAACCGAATACCCTTCTGAAGTGAAGGTGATTGATGACACAGGCACAGCCTATTGGATTCCTGCCCGGCTTGCATAATCTTTATGGCTTCTAAATTTAATCATAAGCGTGGGGATTCAGTCTATTGGCCTGTGACCTATACACCCCCTGTGGGTGGGTTGGCTAATCTGTTAGGCTTCACAGTTTCTTCTGAAATCAAAGATTCAAACGGTGACCGCCATGAATTAACTGCTGTCCTAGACGGAACAGGTTTAATCATTACTGTGACTGCCACAGGTGAACAAACTGAAGATTGGGCTATTGGTGTAGCCGGATGGGATGTGCGCTATCAATTAACAGACCTAACCAAGCACACCCTAACATTAGAATTTACCGTTGTTGAACAAATAACTTTAGACTGATGAGCTTTGAAGTATTCATTCAAAGTGGTGGCACATTCACAGCCACAGTTAACGGTCATGTTTTTGATGTAAGCCCACAGGTTGCGGGTGACTTTTCTGTTGGTGATTCACAGATTGGGCCACAGGGAAATCCCGGTGAACCCGGTGCAGATGGTCAGGCGGCTACCATTGCTGTTGGCACAGTTGAAACAGGTGATGCAGGAACGCCTGCGGTTGTGGAAAATGTGGGAACATCAGCAGCTGCTATCTTTGATTTTACTATTCCACAGGGCATCCAAGGAATCCAAGGAATTCAAGGAATTCAAGGCGGTCAAGGCATTCAAGGAATTCAGGGAATTCAGGGAATTCAGGGAATCCAAGGTGAACCCGGTGAATCAGGTGTGGTTAACGCAACTGCGCCTTTGGCTTATGATGCGCCAACACAAACCGTTAGCATTGATTTAACCGATTATGCAACCACAGCAGCTTTAGCTGATTACTTACCTTTAGCGGGTGGCACAATGTCAGGAATTGCTGTGTTCTCTACTGATGGAACATCTGATTCTGAAGTTGGTGCATGGGGCTTAGGTGTAGAAAAAACAGATGACCACACTAAGTTTGCTGAAGTCACTTATGGTGACATCTTTGTTTCAGACTCTGTTGGTTCAACTCACCTAAAAGCTGATGGCATAACTTTTGCGGATAGTAGCGTTCAGACCACAGCCTACACAGGTGGTGGTGGTGGTGACTTCCTACCCTTAGCAGGTGGAACAATGACAGGAAACATTGTCTTTGGTGATGCAGGACAATACTTAGGCAAAGGCACTTTTGACACAAGCCGGGGTGGTGGTTATGGACTATCTTTGGTTTGTTCTGTTGGTTATGAATTTAATTGGCAGGCAGGTTGGCTGATTACTACTGAGCAGAATTCAACCACGCCACGCCCACTTTATTTGGATAGCCTAGCCGGAACATCTTTAAGGGCATGGGAACAACCAACCAACACAGGCACAGATGTTTCACACTTAGGAATTACCATGTCGGGTGTTGGTTCATCTATAACCTTTGAAGATGCCACGGTTCAGACCACAGCCTTTCCACCAACAGGCGGAACAGCTGCTCAGTACATTGATGGCACGGGTGCGTTAGAAACATTCCCGGCTGTCGGAGATAGGTATCTAACCTCATCAACTTCTGCGCTTACCTGCGACTCGGCAAACGGCAAGACGATGACCGTAGGAACAGGTCTGTCCTATACCGCACAGCAGGACATCACTGTACTTTACAACAACGCAAATCACATGCACGGTACGGTGACCGCTTATAATGCTGGTACAGGTGTTTTAACTTTCGATTCCAACACTCACTCCGGAGGTGGTACTTTTTCAAATTGGGAAGTCAATGTTGGTGGCGTTGCTGGTGCGATTCTCCCTGT